GAGTATGATCTTTTAGACGCAAAACTATTACAAACTCAGTTAGAGCTTAAAAGAATAGCGCTAGAGGGCGAGACAGCAGAACAACGTACTCAAGCAGGCGCTCTTGCAGGTAAAATCGGAACACAAAGAGCACAAATTGGAACAGAGGGTGTAGGCGGAGCAGAAAGCACCGGGCTGAGAGGCAGAGCGGAACGAGCAAACGAGCAAGGGACAGCAGGAAAATTAGCCGATATAGGTGATAATGTAGCTAAGTTAAAAGACGCAAAAACTAACTTATCAGATATTAAAGTTCTTTCAGACGGCATTGCAAATAGTTTTGCCACTAATATGCAGGGCGCCTTTCAGTCTCTTATTGACGGTACTAAGACTGCTTCGCAAGCTTTCGGAGACATGGCAAAAAGTATGCTCGGTAATATTGCTAATATACTAGCAGAAATGCTAACTATAAGATTGATTAAAGGTATGTTTGGTCCAGACTTCCAGTTTAGTGGAGGAGGAATTGCAGACAACGGCAAAAAAGTTCCTATGTATGCAAACGGCGGAGTCGCTTCGGGGTCTACTCAAGGGCATCTAGCTATGCTACACGGAACAGAAGCTGTCGTACCTCTTCCAAATGGAAAGTCAATACCTGTAGAGATGCAGGGTTCTGGCTCAAGTCAAGTTAATCAAATTACTGTAAATGTTTCAAATGATGGACAAACAACTACCCAGGGCGGAAAAGGTATGGATATGGAAGCTCTCGGTACAGCAGTAGCAGGCGCAGTTCAAAAGGAACTACAGAATCAAAAAAGATCGGGCGGAATACTTAACCCTTATGGAGTAGCATAATGTCACTAGGATTTATATATACAGGGGTCAGTTATGCCGTCCCCGACAAAACAATGAGCAGAAAATCAAACCCCTCTGTTATCCGAGCAAAGTTCGGTGACGGGTATGAGCAACGAATTACAGACGGCATCAATTCAATAAAAGAGGAGTACAGTATTTCTTTCAAGAATAGAGAAAAGGCTTTCGTCGACGATGTCGTACTCTTCTTAGACGGCAAGCTAGGCGCTACTGCATTTACTTTCACACTCCCAGATACTAATAATACTACACGTACTGGAGAAAAAGATATAAAAGTTATATGTGAAAACTATAATACAACATATACTTACGACGATTTCTATTCTTTAACAGCAACACTAAAACGAGTTTATGAGCCATGACAGATATAATTGCAACAGACCTACAACAGTTAGAGGTTGATAGTAGATATATAGAACTCTTTGAGTTAATTATTGATTCTACTAATATACTATACTTTCATCCAGGTGTGGAAGAAGATCTAACAACTATACAGTTCAGAGATAGAGAGTCTCCTTATACTCTTAGAACATATAGTGCTATGCCAATTCTTATGGAAGGATTGGAGTTAAAAGCGGATGGTGCAACTTCGCGCCCAACACTAACACTCGCAAACATACTTGATAAATTTTCCAGCCTTTCTGGAGACTATGGAAACGACGATCTGGTAGGTAAAACTCTTGTTCGTAGAAGAACTTTAAAAAAGCATCTTCACGGAGAAAGAGAAGCAGGAGCAGCAGGTACCGCACCTACAGAGTTTCCTATAATTAAGTACATAATCGATAGAGTTGCTAATGAAGATGCTGCAACCGTTACTTTTGAAGTAACCGTTCCTTATGACCTTGAAAACATAAAGATTCCTCGTAGGGTTGTTACAGGTAAATACTGTAGTTGGGAGTATCAAGGTGCTGCCTCTGGAAGAGGTGGGTGCACTTGGCCAGCTAACAGCAAGTTAAATATACTAAAAGAGGATGGCAGTGTCGCGTATGACCACAACGCTTTTTTCAATCACGACGATAAACCTTTTATATTTAATAGTTTTGCGACGAGTATTTCTGCTTGGGCAACTGGTCAATCGTATACTCAAATAACGTATGTATCCGATGGAGGCAAGTACTGGCAATCTCAACAGACCCATACTTCCGCAGCTGCAAATAAGCCTACAGGGGCAAATAGGTCTTTTTGGGTTGAAGCACTTCCAATGACTACACACGACTCTACAGATGCAGATTATGCAGTAGGAGCTCACGTGTTACACTCTGATAAAGTTTGGAGGTGTCTGATTGCTCACAACTCTTCTACAAGCACTGTAGGAACAATTTTGCCACAAGATGAATCTGCTTACTGGGTTCGGGCAGATTTGTGTAGCAAAACTCTTCGGGGCTGTAAATGTAGATTTCAATTTAATCCAAGAAGTGAAACAGGTGCCAATGCTGCTCCTTCTTCTGAAAAAAGGCGCTCATTACCACTACCTTTCGGAGGGTTCCCAGGAACATTAAAGTTTTAATGATAGAATTTCTAGAAGAAATACAAGAACAATTTGAGAAATATTATCCAAGAGAAGGTTGCGGAGTATTAGCTGTTTCAAAGGGCGAAATGAAATGGATCCCTTGTGACAATGTTGCAACTAATGAAGACGATTTTATAATTGATTCAAGACAGTACTTAGATATATCTAGGAGATACGATATTGTAGGAATTGTACATAATCATCCAGATGCTTCCTGCGAACCTAGTCAAGCAGATATAAAAGCCTGTAACGCAATTGGCAAACCTTATTATATTTTTAGCTATCCAGAGATGGAAATGCAGATATTAAAGCCGAACAAAACAGAAAAAGACTTATATGGAAGAGACTATGAGTTTGGTGCAGCAGACTGCTTAGAGGCAGGAATAGACTACTATAAAACTCAAAACATAGAACTGCCTAATAGAATACCCTTTGAGGATAATTGGTGGGAAAAAGGTCTTGATTACTTTAACGAAGAGTATATTAAGACATGGGGTTTTCACAAAGTAGAAGGAAACTTACAGAAAAATGATTTACTAATCTTTGCAATACGCTCCCACATAGGGAATCATTGCGGGGTTTATTTAGGAGATGATATATTTTATCATCACGCACAGAACAGGCTATCTTGTAGGGAGAATCTTTACCCTTTTTGGAAGAAGCATATAATTGGAGCATATCGCTATGAGGCGTAAAGTAATATTAGAAGGGGAACTAGGCGAGAAATTTGGTCGAACTATGACTATCTCTGCTGATACACACCAAGATATTTTGAAGTGTATTGATGCAAATCGTCCCGGCTTCCGTCCGTACCTACTACAATGTATGGATAGCGGTACAGGCTTTGTCGTTGATGTAGCAGGAGAGAATATAGAAAAAGAAGAAGACCTGCTCATTCCTTTAAAACACGGAGATGTAACAATTACATCAATTCCCGTAGGCTCAAAGTCCGGTATGGGTAAGATCATAGCTGCAATAGCACTTACCACACTTATTCTCGCGAGTGCAGGTGGCGCGGTAGCAGCAAATATGGGGATGAATGCCTCTTTTGGAGCCAAGGTTACCCTCGGACTGTCGGGCTCCGCAACCTTTAGCACTCTTCAACTAGCAGGACTTAGCCTCGCCGTGAACCTAGGCCTTGCAGGGATCCAGCAGCTAACAGCACCAGACCCTGCAGTAGACAAAGACAACCCAACAAACTATCTTTTTACTGGATCTAGTCAATCAACAGTAAAAGGGGACCCTGTTCCAATTTTGTACGGCGAACTCCGTGTCCCTGGTAGACCCATCGGCTTAGATATTCTAGCAGGGGTACATAGACATAATAATGTATCTGTAGATTCTAACAATAACTTTACAATAGAAAACCCAACAATGAGAGAGGAGCAAGCATAATGTCAGTAGATGAAGAAATTGACTTAGTTAAGGAAGAACAAGAGCAATCGAGAAGAGGTGCAAACCTTGGTATTTTTCGAGGAGATACAAAACAGACCATTACTGTAACGGACATTATTTGTGAAGGCCCAATCGCAGGACTTGTTCAAGGCCAGTCGAGTGTCTTTCTAAATGATGATCGCGCGGTTCCTTTATCTGTTGGTAGTGAAAACTACGCAACAGGTGAGCAAGGCAACCCGTATATAACTCTTACAAACGGGTCAAATAGCGGTACTGTTGAGAATCTAACTGAAGCACAATGGAATGTAACAGCTCCTGAATCCCTGCCAAATAGGCATCTTATTATAAAAAGTGTATTTACAGTTCCTACTGTGACTGTAAAGACCTATACGGATTTTATAGCCGATACAAATGATCCCACAAATTTAAGGAATGTATACCTTAATCTTGGTATATATGTTAAATCGCCAAGTGTAAATATTCCGCACGAAGGTATCGGAGGCGGAGGAAACCGCTGGTATAATTATAGCCCTGCGCGACTTGTGGCAAAAACGAATGCACCTGGTGACGATGTAAAAGATATTATTCCCGGTTGGTTACTACACATTCTTGACATAGATGATACCCGTATCGGATCTAATGACCAGCCTAATGTAGACCAGCAAGGGGTCATCTTTATGCCTGGAGCATATGGAAGAAACTCTGGCGGTGCGCTTGGTATACCTCTAGGGGATTATGTTCTGGAAATTGACCAGATTGTTCCACTAGGTGATACTGACCCTCTACAATTTGTTCAAGATAAGCCCGTACTAACTCTTAAAAATAACTGGCCTTACCCAACTGAAGACTATAATTTTAATCTTGTAAGCGGATCCAGAGACAATCCGCCAGATCTAGAGTCTAGTGAGCTTGTTACCTATACAGGTGCGCAGACTCAGTTTAGAACGGGAACAAAACTTCAAGCTCCTTTTTCTTCTTTGAGAGGCGGAGAAGGTGCGTCATCTACTACAAATTCTAACCCTTCGGCAGGAGGTTCTCTTGAGTGGACTACAGGATTTGGAGGCAGTCAAGCCGCCAAAGTACTTGTGGCGTCAGGCAGTACAGGATTTAATCTAAGCGCAACACAAATCGAAGAAGTTGATGAGATTCGACTGTCCTTCCAATATGCTGGAGGGCTATATGCAGTCGACGGCGAAGGTAATACGAAAAATACGATTGCACAGTATAAAATAGAGCTAGGTCTTAAAAGGGACTCTGCAGGGGATTTTGGCGATTATATTGTCGTCGATGATCCAAATGAGCACTACTCGTCAAGTAAGAGTGCCGTTACATTTCAGCCTAGTATAGAAATGACACAGTATAGACCTTTTGTTGACTTTAGAGTAAGAGTCTCAAGAAAAACAGACCATCAAGGCGATGGCTACAACGTAGATGCTACTCGAAGAGAGGGCTGGCAGAATATTAGCTCCTCCAGTCTTTCTAATGTGACTTCTGTTATTAAAGAGCCGGTATATTATCCTTATACATCTCTTGCACGGGTTGCCTACAATACGGGAGCGTTTCAAAATATTCCCAAGAGATCGTACCATGTAAGAGGCTCACTAGTACGGGTACCTTCTAATTATTTTACAAGAGAAGAGTTAAGTACCGACCAGGCTCTGTACACTCGAAATGTTAGTACAGGGGTGCGAGAAAGCACGTACCAAGATTGGGACGGAACCTTCAGAGAACATTTAGTGTACACTAATAACCCTGCTTGGGTATTTTATGATATACTTATAAATAACCGATACGGTTTAGGAACCTTCTTACAAAAATCTGATATTGATATTTACCAGCTTTATCGTATAGGCAGGTATTGTGATGAACTAGTAGATGATGGTACCGGTGCTGGAGTTTTAGAGCCTCGCTTCACTTGTAACTTATTCTTAACAAAGCAAGTAGACGCCTTTAAAGTATTGAAAGATATGCTTACAGTTTTTCGTGGAATGCTATATTTTATTGATGGCCAAATAGCTCCTCAGTACGATGCACCTTCTGGTCCTGTGTATAACTTTTCAAAAGCCAATATACTCAATGGAGCATTTAAATATGAAGGCACAGGCAGTAAGACTCGTATCAATCAAGTACACGTTACTTGGAACAATCCAGAAAAAAACTATGAGCAAGAAGTTCTACTTGTAGAAGATAGAGCAGATATTGCCAAAGCAGGAAAAATTATTAGCCAAGACTCTATGGCATTTGGTTGTACTTCTGAGGGGCAGGCTCGTAGATATGGTCGCTGGAAGCTATGGACTGCAGCGAACCAAACAGAAATTGTTAGTTTTGCAACTGGGTTAAATGCTTCTTACCTGCGTCCAGGTGACGTAGTAAATATTCAAGATGCAGATAAAGCAGGTGTGCGATTCAGTGGTCGAGTCGGTTCAAATATTGAAAGC